GATGCCATCCCCAGCGCGTTGCGATACATGTCCAAAACAGCCTCTTCCTCGGCAATCTGGTCCGGCGTTTTCTTGCGCTCGGCAATGACGCGGCGGAATACCTTGGTGTCGTATCCAGCCGCTTTGACCTCGGCCAGCTTGTCGCGCTGGCAAGCAGATATTTCTTGCCTCTCAGCTTCCATCGCCTCGTATTGCTGAACGAATTGGCGCAGCTCTTCGCCTGTGGCGCGGTGTGTGTCGGTCATTGTGCTTTTCCTTCTGCTTTGGCGATTGCGTCGCGGGCATCTTGAACCCAGCAACCTTGCATGGCGTCGCCGCTTTCGTTGTGCGTTTCCCAAGCCTCGATTGCATCTGCCAAAGCCTCATACAGATCAGGCGCGGCGGCGATCAGGTGGGCGTTGGCAAAGTCCTCTGGCGCACATACACCCCAAGCGCCGCAAAGCCATTTTTCATCTTCAGGCTCTATATCATCGTCGTCCAATTCAAGCGCAGCGTTAAAGCGAGCCATTGACCAAATTCCGATTGTAGCGCGAACACTCGAGCCAATCGTTGGTCCTTTGGTTTCATCAACAAACCAAGGTCCCGGCGTCCATTTACGTTCTGTCATAGTCTATCCTCTCAGACTGGTGGCATGATTGCAAAATGCCGCGCCCAGACAACTTGGACAGCGGCGTTGGCATCGTCGTCGGAATACCCGGCGTCGGCCAGGACGTGGCGCGCGTGATCCTGCATTAGATGCTGGCCTGACCAGCCTTGCGCCAGAGCGTCACGCATGGCGTCTAGGGCCATGCGCTGTATGTGTGGTGGGCGTGTCACTAGTAAGCCTCCTTTTCCGTCCAAACCCGCAAACCGTCCGCTTTCGGGTCAGGCTTGTGATTGCGGCGCGCCCATTCATCCATGAACGCGGTCAGTTCATCGCGGCGGTTGACCGCCAGCCAATGCAGCAACGCCTTGTAGTCCGTGACCTCGTAGCGCGTGACGGTGCGCATACCTTTGACCTGATCCTTGCGCGCGGCCTGTGCGGCTTTCTCGGCATCAATCGCGGCCTGCCGCGCGGCCTCGACTTCGCGCTGCGCTTCCAGATCAGCGGCTTGTGCGGCGCGGGCTTTGGCCTCGGCTTCGCGGCGGGCCTTTTCCGCAGCTTCCCACGCGGCTTTTTCGGCGGCGCGCTTTTCCTCTGCCAGCTTGCGCTTGAAGCCATCAACAGCAGCGACAAGGCAGGTTTCGTGGCGCTTTGCGTCCTCTATTTCTGGCTTCCATCGGTCAAGTTCGGCCTTGTATGCGTCATAAAGCGGCTTGGCGGCGGACTTCTGGCCTTTCTCCAGGTTAAGCCGCCAGTCGCGCATCTCCTTGCGCAAGGCATCAACGGCTTTCATCTGGCCTTCGTTTTCGACCGGCGATCCGTCCAGCCAATTTGCAGCCTCTTCGCGGGCGTCCTCGTATTGGCTGGTGATTTCATCAATGGGCGATGGCGGGTTGTTGTGGCCGATTGTGGCTTGTGCATCTGTCATGTGTCTATCCTCAAAATGGAATGGTGTCTGACCCAAGGTCATCGGATGGCGGGTTGGCTTGCGCTTGTGCGGCAGCGGTAAACTCGCCTTTCACCTCGGCGAACATGTCGTCGGGCAGGTTGGCCAGCGTGGGCTTTTCGGCCTCCCATAGAGCCTGCAATTCTTCGCGGTTGCCCTTGCGCTTTCGGATTGCACCGATGAGCCGGTCGGCAGCGGCGCGTGGGTTGAAAGCGGGCTGCTCGTCGCGCCGGTCCTGCTGGTCTTGGCGGGGGCTTTGTGGCGGGGCGTTTCTTACGCTATCCCACGGACTTCCCCGCCATGCCTTCCAATGCGCCTTGCCGTTGCGCTCGTATGTCTCGCAGGGTGCCCACACAGCATCCAGCCGATACAGATAGCGACCAATACCCCACTGCACGGCAGCGCGCTTGAGGGCGTCGGATATGCCGCCCTTTTCGCCTTCAACGGCTGTGTCGCCAGCGCCATCGGATTTCCAAACCCACTCGTCACCAACGCGAATGCCAATCTCACAGAGAACGCGGCCCTTCGCGGTTTCGACATAGCGGCTCTGCCAGTTTTCAGGCCCGCAAACCTCGTCTAGCCTGTCCATTACGTCACGTGCATCAAGATAAGCCAACGCCAGCGCCTTATCGCCGTTTCTGGTTATGGTCTGCGCGCGCCAATGGATTGCTTCGCGCGGGAAAGGGTCGGATAGGTCTTTAAGGTTCATTCGGTCCACTCCTTTACAGGTCGCCCCATCATCAGCCATACCAACTTGCGTGCGGCGCGGGTGCGCCACATCCAATCCAAGCTGTTGCGCGGATACTGGCGGCGTTCTGCCATAAGCCTGAGAAAGCGTTGTTTGGTGGTCATTCCGCTTCCCTCAATCTGTCGTCAATCCATTCTCCAATCGCGCTTTCCATCCGGGCGATCTGCGCGCGGAAAGCATTGCTGATATTGCGCATATTGCTGAAATCCAGCGTCACACCATCAGCCACAACCTTGCACAACGCAACGCTGGTGCATTCCAGGCCATCGCGCCCGCCAATGTCACGATCAGCGCAATGCTCAATTTCGACGTGCCAGTATGCCGTGCCGGTCACGCTAAAATCATCGGTCAGGATTGATACATCGTCTTGAGTGTATAGGCCGCTCTCGCGGGCCTCGCTGATATCGTCCATTGTCTATCCTCTTGCGGTTTGCCCTTGCACGTTATGCGCAAATTCTGCTAACGTCAAGGCGCAATCAAACGCAAAAAAGGTGCAACATGACCGAAGCAATCAGAACATCCGTTCCCCTGACAGACGAGGAACGGGCCACAATTAAGGCCGCAATGCGGCGCGAAGGCATCCGTGGCATGGGCAATTTCCTACGCGTGGCGGCGCTGAAATGGGCGCGTGAAGGGGATAAGCAATGAGCCTCAACCAATGCAATTTCATCGGCAACCTTGGCCGCGACGTTGAATGTCGCACCTTCCAGAACGGTGACAAGGTGGCAAACCTGCGCATCGCTGTCACTGAAAAGTGGAAAGACAAGTCGTCAGGCGAGCGCAAGGAAATGACCGAATGGGTCGCGGTTGCGGTGTTTGGCCCGCTGGCCGGTGTTGCCGAGCAAATTCTCAGCAAGGGCAGCAAGGTGTTTGTATCGGGCAAGCTGCGCACCCGCAAGTGGCAAGACCAGTCGGGGCAAGACCGCTACAGCACCGAGGTCGTGTTGCAGGGTCCGCAGGCGATCTTGCAAAAGCTAGACGGCGCGCGCAACGACGATGGCGGCGGATACCAGCGTGATGATAGCGGATACGATGGCGGGCAGTCTCAAGGCGCGGCGCGTGATCTGGACGACGAAATTCCATTTTAGGAGGGCGTGAAGTGAACCGTGAAAAATATGCACAAGACAATCTTTGGGCTGCGGTTGACGCATTGTATCGTGAATTTCGTGAGCGAACGGACATGCGAGACGCACAAAAAATGATTGCAACACGCCTTGAGCGGATGGCGCATCAAATCAAAACCGGCGCAGTGCAGACGGACGGCAAGAGACTTGAAAATGATGATGTAATTGAGCTTGGGTCGGGTGAAAAATGACATGGGGCCTTGCAAAGTTTGCGGCGAGGTTGGGGCTTTCGGGTTCCAGCCACCCGGCCTGCGAAAAGAAAGAGCCGCCCATTGGGTTGCCTGGGCCTGCGCAGAACACCGTGCCGATGTCGAAGCCAAATGGCGAGCGCACGTTGCGCCTGATCGAGAGGCGGTGCCTGCGCAAGATGGGCAACACCGACCGGGCGACGATGGATCGATATCGTAGCGTCCACAGCGTCCTGAGCAGGGGAGGCTAGACCTGTGACGAGGCACGTTTTGCCTGTATCTCGAATGGATTGCGCAAAGTTTATCTGCGAAATTCACTATGCAAAAAGATGGCCAAGCGTTTCGTTTTCATACGGTCTTTTTGTTGACGATGATTTGGAGGGCGTTGTTACCTTTGGAACACCATCTATCGCGCCTCTTAGGTCCGGTATATGTGGCCCAGACTATGCCGGTAACGTTCTGGAATTGAACAGGCTTTGCCTAAAAAACAACGCTAAAAACGATGCTTCATTCCTAACATCAAGAGCAATAAAAATGCTCAGTGGAAATCGTGTCATTGTCTCTTTTGCTGACACAGAACAGGGTCATTTAGGGACTGTGTATCAGGCTTGTAGCTTCATGTATTGCGGACTGAGCGCAAAGCGAACTGACTGGAAGGTTCGCGGAAAGGAGCACATGCACGGACAAACGATTGCAGATGAATTTAGAGGTCGTGAAAATCGCGCTGCCCTTATGCGCGAAAAGTATGGGAACGATTTTTATCTGCACGCAAGGCCACGAAAGCACCGATACATTCGCATAATTGGCTCAAGAGGCTTTCGAGCACAAGCCATTCGGTCGCTGCGATACGCGCCGCAACCTTACCCAAAACACAAGGATATTACATGATCAACCTGACCACAATATTCCGCGCTGGATTTGTCAGACGGTGGCATGTGAACCCGGACCTATCGCACACCGTTGACCGCCTCGACGGCCACCACGGACGCACGGCGCGCCTTATGCTGGCCCTATGGCCTGACACCAGCGCGGCGGCCCTACGATATGCCCTGACCCACGACGATGGGGAAAGCAAGGTTGGCGATGTGCCTGCCACCCACAAGGGCGCGCATGTGACCTGCGATGCAGAGGACAGGGCGAGGTTCTGCATCTGGGGGCCTGACCCTGACCTGACGGCCACAGATCGCCGCCGTGTGAAGCTGTGCGACCGCCTTGACGCTTATATGTGGGCAAAGCACCACGCGCCGCATGTGATGAACGGTGACGGGTGGCCCGAGGCGCGGCGCTGGATAATGCGAGAGGCCGAAAAGCTGGGCGTTTATGCGGATGTGTTGAGGGCGATATGATGAGCGATGAATACAAAGACTACCTTCGTAGGTCTGCACGGAGGGCCAATGCAAGTGTCTCTGATATGAGGTTACTAGAGGAATATTTGATGGCCGAAGAAGAGGATGCCGCTGTAGGTATGATATGGGCTTTAAACGAGGAGCTTGACGAATGAAGCGCAAGTATGCCTGGCTAAAAGAGGTTTTGTTTGGAATGCGTTGTTATGTCAAAACGAAGTGACCGAGAGGGGCCGATACAGCAGACTATCGTTGCATACCTTCGTCAGGTGTTGCCTGGCGCATTGGTTCACCACGCGCGCAACGAGATCAACAAGCGCGGGCTGGCAATCCAGATTGAACTGGCCAAGGCCAAGCGGCGCGGCGTCGTGGCGGGATTTCCTGATATTATCGCGCTGACCAAATCGGGGGCGCTGTTTTTCGAGGTCAAGGCGGAAGGCAACTACGCCAGCCCCGCACAGAAGGCCGTTCATGCGCAGCTAGATGCGCTGGGCTATCCCGTGGCCGTTGTGCGGTCGATAGACGATGTGCGCGAGTGTCTAGCGGAATGGGGCGTTGATACGAGGGATGGTGGTTGAGCGCGGGCCGGTCGCTACTCCGGCTAGGTGGATGTCCAAGATATTAAAGAGCCACACTCTCTCCACCGGGTATTAGGCTCTGGCGATAGTCAAGCCCTGCGTGTCTGCTTTCCACGCCGCCGCGCTCATGAGGATGTATCTTGGTTCGCAGACCACAAACGAGTTACTAATCTAATTCGCTCGTTTGCCGATACACCCGCATCAATGCGGCTTTGGCGGACCGCTCGCCTAGCCGGAGTGGAGACCAGCCTTTGACTGGCGCACTATGGGGCACGGTCCTACACCCTATAAATCTGCGCGGAAACTGCATCCAAAGCAACGCAAGGTTCATGACGCCTTACGACAGTCGGTCCTACCGCCCCGCCGCGCCATCAAACTATACCTTACCTGGTATATGTGTGCAACGGTGTTGCAAAGATGCTTAGAAAGCGAAACCCCGCGCTAGGATGAACCGGCGCGGGGCTTGCAAATGTGCCTTGGGTGAGGCATAGTGCGAAGGTCAGAAACGCAGGTGAAAGCTAACACGGGGGGCCGTGTTGCGCAAGACCCTGCCCCAATGTGAAGGGGCTAAACATGCCTGAAAAATCACTTACCGATTACGAAAAGCTATCTGGATTGTATAGATACGACCCAGATACTGGTTTTTTTTATCAGAAGAAGCACGGCCGGCGCAGGCCGGACGGTGTAAGGTCAAAGCCTGGTGATCGCGCGGATAAAATACGAAAATCTGGATATATGGGGGTTGGGAGATTTTTTGCCCACAGGCTTGCATTTCTACTCATGACAGGTGAGTGGCCTAGCGATTTTGTTGACCACATAAATCGAGACAAGTCAGACAACAGATGGGAAAACCTTAGAGTTGTTAGCCAGTCTGAAAACGCAAAAAATAGAACGATAAACAAAAACAACAAAACGGGCGTTTCGGGCGTATCGATACAAAAAGACGGATTATACAGATTAACAGTCGCTGGGAAGATGATAGGAACATATGCCTGTGTTTCGGCTGCAAAGATAGTGAAGGCGTCACTTAAATGAGCATTCGAATAATGTCTATGGTCTGGGATGATGGGCCAAGTGATAAGGCTGAAATGTTAATCCTTCTGGCGCTGGCAGACTTTTGCAACGATGCTGGTGAGTGTTGGCCTGCGGTCAAGTCAATAGCCAAAAAAGCCCGCATGACAGAACGCGGCGCTCAGAAGATTATTTGCCGTCTTGTTGATGCCGGTTGGGTCGAGATTGAACCCGGCGGAGGTCGCAGAAACTGCAATCTATACCGCGTCAAAAACCCCGAACCACGTTCACCCCGAACCCCGTTCACCCCGAACACGGTGACAGAAACCCCGAACACGGTTCCTAAAAACCCCGAACCCCGTTCACCCGAACCATCATATAACCATCAAGAACCGTCAGTATCTAATAACGCGCGTGAGATTTCGGACATTCTTTGCAGATGGGCTTCACCTGATGCCGTTGCCAGCTTCATAGCATACAGGCGAAAGCAAAAGGGAAAATCACTAACCGTCACGGCAGCAAAGCGACAGGCCAAACAGCTTGAGCGCATATTCCAAGCCCAAGGAGACACCGACGATGCGCTTGGGATGGCAGAGGAGCGAGGCTGGCAGTCGGTGCAGGCTGATTGGTATTTTAAAGCAAAGGAAAGAGAAAATGGGAACGGACATAACAACTCGACAGGCGATCCCAAGCCCGACGCCACAGCACGACAAATCGCTTTCGCCGCAAGGTCTGCAAGATCACCGAGCGAGGATAGCTTTTGATGTTCGCACCGTTCTAAGCGCGTATTTCCAGCCCCACGAGGCCGAGGAAATCAAGTCAGCACAGCTTGCGTGGTGGTGCGATGAATTGCAGGAATGGACGCAAGAGCAAGTCGTATGGGCGTTGCGGCAATGGAACCGCAAGAACCCGCGCCTGAGACCAACGCCAGGGGATATCGTAACGCTGTGCAAAGTGGCGCGCGGAAAGAAGTTTGCGGCAACCATTCCCCAGCATCAACCCACGCCAGAACCCCGCGAAGTCGTCAGCAAGGAACGCGCGGCTGAATTGCTGGCCGAGGCAGGATTTGCCCCAAAGAGGATGCAGGCCGATGTCTAACATCCCCCCATTCCTACAGGGACAGGCCGCATACCGCCGTGGTGATCCTCTCAGCAGCAACCCGCACACCCCGCGCGAAACCCTTACAGGTGACGCCTACCCCGGCCCGTGGGCTTGCTGGAATGACGGCTGGCTGCACCAGCGAGCCGTTGACCGTCACACCGCGAAGATGGCCGAAAAGAAAGGTTGACTTGCGCTAAATTCGCGCGCAAGGTGGCCTAGCACAAACCGAGGATAGGAAATGTCACTAGAGGAATACCGGCTGCATATTGCAAGCAAAGCGCGAACGGCGTTGCAGCTTGGATTTGAGCCGAAAGATATGAACCCACACATGAAGGCGCATCAGGTCGCCGCTGTGGAATTTTCGTTGCGAAATGCCAGATCTGCGTTGTTTCTCGATACAGGTCTAGGAAAGAGCCTGTGCGAATTGGAGTGGGCGAGGCAGGTGTTTGAACACACTGGAAATCCTGTGTTGATCCTTACGCCTCTTGCCGTAGCCGAT